AAAAACATAGAAATACCCCCTAGAGCTCCTTTTGAAGATAATTGGTGGGATAAGAATATTGACTATTTTTCTGATCAAATTATAGAAAAGTGGGGTGGCAAAAAAGTTTCTATGGAAGAGGTTCAAAAGAATGATGTTTTAATATTTAAAGTAAAACATGATGTACCTGATCACTGTGGAGTATACATTGGTGACAATAATTTTTTTCATCATGCAGAAAATAGACTGTCCTGTAGAGAGCCTTTAAATAAATTTTGGATGAAAGCATTAGTAGGAGTGTATAGATATGGAGCGTAAAGTATATTTAGAAGGATCACTTGCAGAAAAGTTTGGTTCAGAATTTACGATTTATGCAGAGTCAGTTGCAGATGTTTGGAGATGCTTAAATGCAAACTTTCCAGAACTGCATAAATTTTTAATTGATTGTCATGAAAAAGATGTAGGTTTTATTTGCAAAGTTGGCGAAAATCCGTTACAAGAAAACGAAGAGTTACTTTTAAAAATGGATGAAGGAGATGTATTTATATCTCCCCAACCTGCAGGCTCTAAGAGTGCCTTTGCAAAAATTCTAGTGGCGGTTGTAATTATAGCTGCAATGGCTGTTGGTGGTGCATTTGCGGCTGGAGGCTGGGCAGTTGGTGCGGGTGCTACCGGCACCGGCATGTTTGCAGGATTATCAGCA